GACGGCGGCGTGATCGTCGATCTCCTTCTCCTGTCCACCTGATCCACGTCGAGGCACCATGTTCGCTCGCGCGCTCACCGGGCTGGCTCTGCTGGCCGCACTCGCCTTGCCGGCTTCGGCGCAGGTCAAGGCGACCAACCCGCTCAACGTCACCGTCGGCAACTTCCCCGCCACGCAGCCGGTCACACAGGGCGGAGCCTGGACGTTCGGGCTGAATGGACCGATCCCGGCCGGCACCAACACCATCGGCAACATCGGCAACGCCTTCGCGCTCGACGCGACGGCGCAGGCCGGGAACGCCAGCACCGCCGCGATCGCTACGGCGACCGGGGCACCGGCGGATGCCGCCAGCGCCTCAGGCGCGAACACGTCGGTGATCGGCGCGCTGCGGGCCATCCGCGACCGAATCCTGTCCACGCTGACGGTGTCCGGCACCGTGACCGCGAACGTCGGCACGACCAATGGTCTGGCGCTCGACGCCAGCGTGCAGGGCGTCCGGACGGCGCTCGGCTCGCCGCTTCAGGCGGGCGGTAGCATCGGCAACACGGCGTTCGGGATCACCGGCACGCTGCCGCCCTACGCCGCGACGCCGACGTTCAACCTCGGGACGCTGAACGGCGCCGCCACCGCAGCAGCCCAGGCGACCGGGAACACCTCCGTCGCCTCCATCGACACCAAGACGCCGACGCTCGGCACGCAGGCCAAAGCGGCATCGCGTTCGGTGACGCCGGCTTCGGACCTGGCCAACATCGAGCCGGCCGGCGCCCCGATCACGGGCGCGGCCATGCCCGCGGGCGGCACAGGTATCACCGGATGGCTGTCGGCCGTCTGGCGCGGCATCGTGAGCCGCCAGACCTATCTCGTCGACAGCAGCACCAACCTGGCGGCGAACGGCTTCCTGGGCGCCGGCAACTACCTCTACCTCGGCGGGAGCCCGTCGCCGTACACCTACGTCGTCGCCAACTTCTACAGCAACCAGCCCGGCACCTACGTCCTCCAGGTCAGCGATGGGACCAACGTTTACCCGTTGGAGACCGGGACGCTGGCGGCCTCGACGCTCAAGCAGGTGCGCCTCCCGGCGGCCCCGGTCTCATCCAACACGAGCTTCCGGGGCTACATCCAGAACGGCGGCACGGCCGCGAGCCTCGCGTTCATGTCCGTCTCCCTGATGGCGAACTGAGCGGAGGCCGGCCATGGATCAGATCCCATCCGCCGAGATGATCATCGAGCCTGGCAACCGGTACGAGCGCGCGGACGACGAGCCCCGCACCGTCGTGGGCGTGTTCGGCGACGCCGTCTTCTACCGGATCAAGGGTGACGATGCGCTGGAACCGCGCGTGATGGAACTCGCCGCGTTCCGCCAGTGGGCGGCGGGCGAGTGACCGCGATGCGCGTCCTCGCCGTTCTTGCGGTGCTCTGCCTCGCGCTGCCGGCTGCGGCGGCGCCTCGCCACGTCCGCCACCGCGGTTTCTGCACGCCCGTCTACATCGAGGGCGCCGGCACCGTGCGGATCTGCGCCCCGGCTCGCGGGCGCTGACGCTCCACCACCCCTGACATCGTGAGGACGACATGACCGCTGCTCTCGACAGAGGGGCGTTCTTCAGCGCTGTGCGCAGGGCTCCGTTCACCGGCAGCCTGACACAGTCGCAGGTGGACGGCATGAACGCGATGCTGGACATGGCACCGCCGCTGATGGCGACCATGGACCTCGGCTACTGCCTCGCCACCACGCATCATGAGACCGGCGGGGCGATGGTCCCTCGGGTCGAGAACCTGACCTATACGACCGCTGCGCGCATCCGGGCCGTGTGGCCATCCCGGTTTGCGTCAGAGGCTGCTGCGGCCCCCTATGTGCGCAACCCGCAGGCCCTGGCGAACAAGGTCTATGGTGGCCGGCTCGGCAACACCCTGCCGAACGACGGCTGGGACTTCCGCGGTATGGGCCTGATCCAGGCCACAGGCCGGGATAACGCCCGGCGGGCGACAACGCGGCTGCGCGAGCTCGGCTACCTGACCGCTGATCAGGACCTCGAAAAGACGCCGACGCTGATGCTCGACCCGGACATCGCGGCGGCCATGCTGTTCGTGGGCCTGACCGAGGGCTGGTACACCGGCAAAAAGCTCTCGCAGTTCTTCGGGCCTGGGCTGGAGAACCCCACCGGCGCCCGGGCGATGGTGAACCCCGACAACAACGGCGCCGCGATCGCCGTCACCTACCGGGCGGTCGTGAACGCGCTGCGCGCGGCCGGTCACCAGCCCGGTGCCGTGACGACTACTATCCCCGTACCGCCCGTCGAGACCGCGCCGCTGAAGCCGCCTGTCGTTTCCACCAATCCGACAAGGCCCGCCGATCCTCCACCGGGCACCGAGGGCGTCACCGCTCCGCACGGCGGGCTCGTGGCCTGGCTCAAGTCCCTCATCAAGAAGGCAGCGTGATCATGGATGCGACGAAGCCCGTGGAAGCGGTTGCGGTGAGCGGCCAAGCGTTGCGCGTTCGGGTGGGCCCGGGAGCTGCGCTGAGGACGGCCTGGAAGACGACCGCGCTGAACGTTGCGAGCGCTGTCCTCTCCTCCATCCTGCTCGTGCTCGGCTACCTCCAGACGGTGAACGTCGCGGGTGTGCTCAGCCCCCAGCAGGCGCTCCTCTGGACCGTTGGCGTGAACGTGCTGACGATCCTGCTCCGCGCCTACGGCACCCGGCCGATCGTGCTGGATCCGCCGCAGGACGTGACGGTCCGACCCGAAGGGCAGCCGTGATGCTCGCGCTCCTCGGCGGCTTCCTCGTCAAGCTCCTGGGCTCTGGCATCGCGGAGCCGGTGCTGGCCTACTTCAAGCAGAGGGACACCAGCACGCGCGACATCGCCGTCGCCGGCATCGATGCGGATCGGCAGCGTGATCTCGCCGCGCTCCAGGGCGTGGTGGAGGCGAACAAGCTGAAGGTGGCCTCGCAGGCGGCCTACCCATGGATCGTCTACCTGATCGCCGTGCCGCCGGCTCTGCACGCGGCCGGCATCTACCTAGACAGCCTGCCGTTCTGGACGCCATGGGGCGCGCACGTCGTTGGCGCCTGGGGCGTGCCGAAACCGCCCGCTCCTTACGACGACTGGCAGGGCAAGATCCTGCTCTCGTTCTTCGTGGTCGCGCCTGTGGTCCAGGCGATTCGTACCGGCGCCGCCGCGGTGGCCCGCCGATGATGGGTGAGACATGGCCCCCGAAGAGCGACGGTACACCGCCGACGAGTGGCGGGAGATCCAGACGCAGTATCGTGAGCAGCCCCGCCGCGGCGTCCGGACCATGTATCCGGATCCGCTGGACGAATGCGAGCTAGGGCCCTTCGTGCCAGAGGGGGCCTTTTCACACGGGCGCGGCCGCGCCGAGCCCTCGCCGCGCCACCATGCTCACGTCGAGACCTGGATCTCGACCCTCAGCACCGAGGACATCGCAAAGCTGGAGACGCTGATCGCTTTGCGCCCTGAAACCGTAAAGTGGGTCGCGGAGAAGAACAGCCGCGAGCTCGAGCGGCTCGATGGCGCCGTGGAGTTCATCTCGTCCTCGCGCACCGCGGCGAAGGTGCTGATGTGGGTCTGCGGCGTGGCCGTGACCTGCGTCACCGGGTCGATCGCATTGGCGAAGGCCGGATACGATGCCTTCGCGCTCTTCCGGGGGATCGGCAAATGAGCCTGCGCATCCTCGGCTTCGGTTGCCTGGGCGTGATCTGCTCCGCCATCCTGACAACGGCAGGCGTGCTAGCTTGGTTCGCGGCCGACCGCGCCATCCCCGTGGAGGTTCTGTCCTCCCAGGTGCTGACGCCCCGGGTCCGCCCGGGCGACAAACTCGTGATCCGCCAGCGCGTCCGATACGTGCGCAACTGCGCCGCCCACATCGACCGGGCGCTCTACGACGCCCACACTCACCGCGAGTTCCTGCGCGACGTCGACTACGACCAGCCGCCGCTCGGGCTCGGTACGAAGACGATCACCTTCGAGGAGGACGTGCCGGCCAACTTCAAGGGCGGGATCGGCGAGTACCGGGCGCTGCCGTCCTACTCGTGCAACCCGCTGCAGAAGTACTACTGGCCGATCACTCGGCCGGAGACGCTACTGCGGTTCGAGATTGTCGGGGACGAGGCGTTGGCTAGCCCATGAAAGACCCGGACGCCCAGGACCTCAGCCTCGTCTACGCGCTGGTCACGTTCCTGGTCGGCATCATCGTCGGCCGGGCGCTGCCACGGGAGCCGGACTGATCGGGAACCGCTACCCCGGCCGCGCGTCTATCAAGCTCCCAGAGCGAGACAACCTTCAGCCCCGCCGGCAGCCGCCGCGCGGGGTTTTCTGTTTCGGCCAAGCGGATTCCCTCTCTGTCCTATCGGCCTACTGCCCGCTTGAGCTTGTCGTACACTCCGGCAAGAACAACTTTATATCTTTTGGCCAGTTCTCAGGGAAATCAGCGGCATCCTCAAGGCATTTAGTCAAAGCAGATAACCTTATCTTGGAATACTTTGAACTTAAACCTTCAGCCAGCCCGATAAGAAACGTTCGTTTTCTTTCAGGATTTTCGACCATTATTGAACCTAAGGTCCTAGACCTATCCATTGTCTGGGCCGCGGACGAGCCTGTGCCGCAGATTAGGCAAATTGTGGCAACGATGGCAGATCGCACATTGCAGTTGGTCATGAGTCCGGTTCCTTTCTCCTCCCCCTACTCGTCGCGGGCCGCGATCTCCGTGAGCCCGGCTTTCAGGATCATTTCGCAGGCCGACAAGAGGTCGATCGGATCAAGCCCCAAACGCTCGGCCTGCTGAACTGCCTGGGCTTCCATGCGAGGGAGCCGAGTTGTGTCGAAGCGCGCCGCCTCAGCGAGGAGTTCGCGCCGCCGCTGAGCGCGAAGCTCCTCGATCGCGCGCCAGCCGTCGAAATGCCCCATGATCTCGCTCCTCGTGACTACGGGCGCATTCCCCATCCGCCGCAGAGCGAAGCTACTGCTTCGCGAAATTTCCCCAGAGGGCGACAGCTGCGCCCCGGTATGCCGCGGCGGCCTCTTCCGGCGTGTTGAACGTACCAAGATGCACCTTCTGGCCGTTCGGCGTAATCGTCGCCCTGTACCGGCCACGGCTGGCCGACACGCCTTTGACGCCGAGATTGTTGCGTCGCTCGACTGCCTTGTTGGCCATGTTCTGCGTCTGCGTGCAGAGGCGGATGTTCGATCGCCGATTGTTCAGGCCATCGCCGTCGCGGTGATCGACGTACTCGCCCTTGGCTGCGCCCAGCAGCGTCCGGTGCATGAGGATCTGAGCGCCGCCCTCCTGGCGATAGGCGTAGGCGTGCCCATGCTTCCCGATCTGAGCTCGCCAGCAGTAGCCCTTTACTGCCGGCAGATCGGCGACGCCGACCATGGCCTCAAGGCCGCGGCCGATATCGACGTAAGCGGTATCGTCCAAGATGCGGATAGCGGATGGTTTGCCCTTCGGCATCTCAACGGCCCTCCACCTTCGCGACCGCCGCCATGAACTCCGTGATCGCTTGGCACTTGGCCGGATCACACTTCGCGATGCGGTAGGCCTCAGCCAGTTTGACCGCGAGGTGCTTGCCGGCCTGGAGCAAATCAGGGGCGGCCGCGATCAGCCGGGCGTTGGCATCCGCCTCGTCGGCGTGCGGATACTCGACGGTGCCGTCATGGCGAACCCGATACGGAACGCTGGCCAGTCTCCCAGACTGCCCCATGATCCAAATTTCCTCGCTGCCACCACGGGTACGCCAGGGACCGGCGGTATGAGTCGTGGTCATTGGCTTGCTCCTAAAATCAACATCGCGTAGATAATCTACGTCGTGTCGATTTCGGGCGCAATGGAAATCTACGCCATGTTGACTATTTGCGGCGCGGGTGAGCGTGGGTTACGGCGCCGCCTCATGGACAACGAACCCTGGCAGCGTCGAGCGAAGGATGCGGGCCTCTCTCAGGTAACGCTTGCTCGCCTGCTCGGTCGGCCGGTCAACACAATTTCTCGACAGATCCGCGGTGAGCATGGCGACGTGCCTCAGCATCTCGTGGCGGTGATCATCGCCTGGGAAATGATGACACCAGACCAGCGCGAGGACTGGATGGCCGCGACGCGGAAGGCGTGTGGCCTGGACTGATTTGTTCGGGCTTCGGCAACCATTCCCTCCTATCGCCAGGGCATGTCCGACCTGCCGCCCGCCGTCGCCACCTGGCGCGACCAGCTCGAACGCCTGTCGCCCCACGCCTCGCCCTGCCGTTACATGCCGCCGGCGCGCTGGGCCGCCGTTCGGGAAGCCGCGATCGACTTTTGCGACCGCTTCGGTGCCGATGCTCTCGCCCTCGGCTGGACGGCGCCGCAGCTGTTCGGTGTCCACCCCGAGCACGGCACCCTGCGCGTCGACTATTGCGGGGCGGTGATCTCCGGCAGCGACAAGGCGATCGGCGTCGAGGCGAACCGCATCGTGTTTGAGCGGACGTCGAGCTACCGGGATCGGCAGGGCCAGGAATGGGGGCCGCCGATCTGGGAATTCGCGGCGAGGGGCGGCTAGTCCCGGGCCTCGTTCGGGCCGAGTTCCGCGATCACCGCCCGCCCGGCCGCCGTCAAAAACCATGCGGCCTGCCGCCGGCCCGGCCCGCGCACGTTGCGCTCCTCGCCCAAGCCCATCTCGGCGAGCATCGGCATGTACGTCGGATAAGCCTGGTGCCGGAGGCCCTGCGGGTGCGCAGCACATGCTCGGAGGGCCAGGAGCGCGCGGCCGCGGATCGGGGCGTGCGGCTCGGTCGGCATCCGATCAGCGGCCCTCGACGAGCAAGAGTAGGAGGCCGGCAATCGCCATCAGGACGACGAAAGCCGCTGCGCCGCCAGCGTCGCGCGTGCTGATCGCTCCCCCGTCACGGACCGTCGTGACGACCCTCGCAGCCAGATATCCGCCGGCCGCGCCCGCCAGAATGACGGCAGCGATCAGGATCCAGCCGGTGAGGGTCTGAGGCATCAGCCGAACTATCCAGCCGCCAGGAGCATCCAGTTGCGCGCCTCGGCTGCCCGATCCGGATCAGGCGTTAGCGGCATGTCGACGATGACCCTGTCCACGATGTGGCGTACCATCTCGTCGTCCAAGCCGAGGCCCTGCGCGAACCCGTGCAGTTGCTGCATCAGGCGGGCGGCGACGATCTCGTGATTCGGATCCTGCTCGGTCATGCCTTCACCGGATGAGCCAGCAGGATCGCGGTCCGGACCATGTTGCGCTTGTAGGCCTCGCGGTCGGTGAGGAGCGCGTCCTGGGAGGCTTTGTGATTCGCGACCGCCGCGGCCAGGTCGAGCGTCCAGCCCTTGGCCAGCGGATAGGCCTCCGTCGCGAGGTCAGCCAGGACCGCGTCGACTGCGGCGGTGATCTCGTCGTCCGTGACGTCGGACGTTTTCCGGAGCTCGGAGACGGTCGGGTTCGAGGCCATGACCGCCATCTACCGCGAGAGGGCTTCTGCGCCAAGAATGCTCGCGAGAGCGCACGATGTGGGGCGAATGGTGGGGCGGAACTACATCGGCCCGAAATTCCGCAACGATTTCAAAGACGCTGGCTTCCCCTCAGCTCCACCAAAACCCTCGTGTTTTGGTGTCATGGTATGTCGCTCGTCATCCTCTCGACGGGCGCTCGTGAAAATTCTACCAGCCTTTGCCATCCTATGTCGCCGCAATCCGCGGACGCTGGTGGGGTGCGCGGTGGGGTTCGATGGGGCGCGAGGTCAACCGGCTCTCGGCACGGAAGGTCCAGTCCCTCTCTGAGGTCGGGCGCTACGCGGATGGCGATGGCCTTTATCTCGTCGTGGACGCGGCCGGCGCGAAGCGATGGGTGCTGCTCTACCGCATGGCCGGGCGCCGCCGGGAGATGGGCCTCGGGCCGCTGGGCCGCGTGAGCCTCGCCACGGCGCGGGAACGGGCGACCGAAGCTCGGACCCTCATTTCTGGTGGGGTGGACCCGATCGAGGCCCGGCGCACCCCACCAACCGAGGCGCCCGCGGCCACCATGACG